TCCAAAGAATTGAGTTGTGTATCGAAATAATTTGTCAACTCAGCATTCACTTCAGATTGCAGTGCGCCTTCAGTGAACGTGGTGTTTTTAGAATCGTAGAGAACGCCCACATTCAATCCGATGTATGTAAATTCAGGATCCACAAACTCTGCGGTTATTGACACAGGCTGTCTTGGAACGATAGTCTCGCGGAGCAAGGTATCTTTATCATCTTGCGTGATAACCAATCCTGGTCTTGCCTGTAGAGAGATAAATACTTTCCCATAAATCGGGGGAGTATTATCTTCACCACCCCAAACCGCAACAGACTTAACATTTGGGTTTGCTGAAAGAATTAATGCTCTATAATCATTGGTTGTCACTGCTCTATTTTTAGTAGCATTAAACCTTGGAGCGTTGAACCGAATACTGTCAACGCTTTCTTGAGAAGAACCACCAGAAGATTCTGACACCAATGACAAGGAAACGCTTTCTCCTGAACCAATAAACACACTCGGAGGAGTGAATGATTTGATTCCATTTGCTCTTGGTCCAGATGCTGCAATATAATTCAATCTGACAATATTACCAGAAGACAACTTCTTACCAACAACACCATCACCAAATCTAACTTCATATTGACCGTTGAGAGATTCCTCGACAAAGAATACATTAGAGGTAGACTTAACATCAAGAATATTATCTGAGAAAGTGAATGTTGTTGAAGACGTATCTGATATACTTTCTTGAACGCTGACGGTCAACGTAGTCGTATCAACAGCTGGATTAGCCATCAGTACTGGTCCAGACAAGGTGTTGACATCAACAATTTCAGAATTGTCTACACGAATCCCTTCGACCATTCTAACATTTGTGAAATAAAACCCATCCACACCAGAAACAGTTGTCTTTGTTACTGTGTAATCCCTATCAGGATAAAACTTAAATGTTCTGCCACCTGAAGAAGAAGTAAATGCTTTCTCTTTGGACAACGTAAACGAACCATTCGTGTATGACGATGGGATGTTTGTTATATTTAAGTTTACAACAGCAGCTGAAGCACGTGCCGATCTTGCAGTATAACCCATTGTCTTTGCAATCGAGGCAACTGAGTTTCGTTTCACAGCAGAATCAAGGAATGCTTCGTTGGCGACCATATGTGCCAAGAATGCATTGTATTGAGTATTATATGCCAGAAGATCAATCAAAACAGAAAGACCAGATGCCTCAAAGTCATAATCAGAATACTGTGACTGATCAGACAAGAAAGTCTTCAAGTTGCTTTTGATTTGATCAAATTCAAGTTCTGTTAGTTTTCTTACTGCCATTTTAGGTCTCTTTTTTCTTTATTTATGCTCCGACAGAGACTGTTCCTGTCGCGCCAGTTATAGTTCCAGGACACGATACTGTCGCGCCTTGATATGCTAATGGTTTTCCACCGACCATCACAGTTGAGCTTCCTTGAGTAACCGTCTGACTTGGGTGTGGAACACAACTAGATCCAGCTAATATAGTATGGTCTGAAAGTTGACTACCAACAACTGCAGCAGGACTTCCCTGGATGGTAACACCTGCAGCAAGTGCAGTGTTTGCTGCCAAGTATGTCGAACCATCAATTGCTACTGATGTGGTACAACCATGTGTGTTTGTTGTGAGATCCCCTAAGTGTGCTGCTATTGGCATTATCTTAATCTCTCGAGTATATTTGTGTACACTTGCGGTTCTTTTATCCCAACAACAAAAAATTCTACTCGTATCTCATACTGATTGAGATCAAAGTTTGGTTCGCAGATAACATCAATGACTTTAACCCTTCGCTCATAATTTTCTAATGTTGTCTCTATTTCTTTCTGCATGATACTAGAGACAAAATAGTCCATGGGTTCAAACAAAAGATCGTAAACCCCAGAACCATAATTTGGATTGAATGGCTTTTCACCTTTCTGGGTGAGCAACACATTCTTTATCGCCTGTTTTACTGCATTGACGTCGAATTTTTTACCAACGTCTTTCGTCAGTACATTCGGAGAGAATGACATATCAATGTCTTTATAAATTCTTTTCGGTGTGTTGTCGATAGCCATATGTTATTTATAACCCCTATTGTGCTAAAAAGTCAGATGACATATCATTATGAATATCATCCCAGCTTTTTGGCTTTTCCTCTTCAGAAGGAGTATCAAACCCGTCCGTAAACTCCTCTTTCACCTCATTGAATCTCTTGATAAACGGTGAAGCAATTTTAGCAATCGGATTGGTTGGTCTCTCTATAGTGCCAGTGAGCGGTTTACCAAGTTCTACCAGTTCACCGTATCTTGATTGGATGTTTGGGATAATCTCACAAAGTTTGTCAATATCATCTCCCAATCCATTCAGAGCATCCAAAAGTTCTTCTGGGTCTCCATAATCGATATCACCATACTTATCAGCAAGACTTGAAACAAGTTCGGCTGATTCTAATGTATCACCGACAAGCTGATTACCTTTGTCGATGAAGTCTTGGAACTCTTGTGGTAGTGATGGGACTAATGCTTCAGCTAGTGCAAAGGGATCGTCAAGCAATTCCTTCATAAGTTTCAGGTCTTGTGCAACCTGAACGCCCATTGTGATTTCTGTATATCCAGGAATACTAGCAATACGTTTCGGAAGTGATGCAACTGACAACTCTACAGTATCGACAACACCATTGATGCCATCTACAAGGTCAGTAAGTGCTTGGGGTGCTCCACAACTCATTTATCTCTCCTAATTTAACGTGATTGCTGTGGCATTAATATCGACCAGCGTTGTAGACGCTAATGCAAGTGTTCCAACCGCATTCACATTATAAGCCGCAGTATTGAATATTGTTGCAGCATGATTATATGTTGCAGCTGCAGAAGAAGTAGCCATCGCACCAATTGTAGTGATTGTCAACAAACCACCAGTGTCAATATTAGTGTTAAGCAGGGAAGCAATATTCGTCTGCCCTGCCGATGTACTGATTGCAGAGGTCGAACCTGCAGCCAAGTCAATATTACCCAGAGTTGTAACAGCAAAACCTTGCTGATTTGGTATGACACCAACAATGAATTGAGTCTTACCTTTACTCGTAACAGTATTTTTACCGCCAATGTGTGATGTTGCATTATTTGCAACCGTGACTGCTTGTGCGCCTTTGATGAGAGTCACGTCAGAACCTGCTGGGATCTGACCAATAAACGGAATGGTGATTGGTGGTGCTGAGGTTGCACAGTTGATGACTGTATATCTACTACCACTAATATTAATCTTCTGGTCGCTGATAACATCAAGCATATCGTTGCCTTGCACTTTGGTATAACGACCGCCTCGAATAGTTGAGTAAATGCTTCCAGCATAATCTTCAACAACATCGCCTTTGTCTACTTTAATATTCACATTACCGCGAGTCACATTAATTGTAAGGTCGCCTTCAACGTGTAGTGTTTTATTTCCGTAAACAATCTCAAAATCATCACCAACAATCTTTTGGACGCGAGACCCATCTGGTTGAAACTCTACAAACGAGCCAGACTTGTGATAGGTATGAATTCTCTCAGATCCAGGAGTATCATCAAACTCTTGGACGTGCCCAGATTCATATTCGTGGACGTTGTTGTATGGGTATTGAGACTTCGATTCTTCAGAACCTTGTGGGTGTGGCTCGCTCCAAGTCTCTGGCTTTATTTCAGGAAATGCAGCATTCTCTCCATCGATCGGGCTGGGTTGAGCAAATGGTTGTTCTGTTACTCGCATTGCTCGCTTGGCTGCAAGAGATATATGTTTCTCAGAAGTAACACCGCCTCGTGCAAGCCTCGACAGTGATGGCTCTCCCACATAATTTCTACCCTTGTCTTGATCACGAAGACCATTGAGGGGATATGTAGCAGATGGGTCTTGGAATCCAGTTTCTCCATTTCCTTTAACCGTGTCAACACCGCCAAGAGAACCCATGATTATTGGTAGCTGAGTTTCATTACTGTCAGTGAAGAAACCAACAACAGTCGACCCAGCAACAAGACCGATATTTGTTCCACCTATACCTGAGATTGCAGCAGAAGAAGTCGGTTGTACGCACATCGCCCAAGGAAGATCCTCAGTCGCAAGAGAAGATTTATCTTCTGTGTGATACCCGAGGATTCGAACTCTATATCGACCGATCTTCTCAGGGTCATTGACGTCTTCTACTGTGCCGACCCACCATGTAAATTCACCGTAAATCATTAAAAGTCTCCCAAACTATCTTTCATAATAGAAAGAGTCATGCTATGTTGTCCATTGGCAATATCGTGGCGAATACCAGTGATCAGAAAAATACCAGACATATACGGATCTTCAAGTTCTTCACGGTCAACTCGCTCATTACCCTTTTCTACAGTCTTTGGGTATATCAATCTGAGCAACATACCAGTTTCGATATCAGTCTTTCCTGGAACTGTAATCTCCATCACTTGCTGATTAAACTCTGCATCACCGTATCTTCTGATCAGTGTGTTTCTTATCTGATCAACACCTCTGTGGAAGTTACTACCGAACGGAGAAGTTGCCATTGGTGAGAAAGTTCTGTTTGCTGTTGGATTACCGAGCATATTCTCTGGAATTGGATTCACATTTGAA